TTGTCGGCGTTGACGAATATGATAATTTATTCGTTGTTGATGTCGTTCGCGGGAAATATGATGGCTTTGAACTAGTTGAACAAATTTTAGACTTGTATGAAACTTGGCGCCCGGGTATAGTAGGCATAGAGAGAGGACATATTGAAATGGCCCTTGGACCATTCCTGCAGAAAAGAACTCGGGAGCGTGGTTTGAATGAAGCTTACTTTAAAGATTTAAAAGTGGGTAAAAGGGATAAAGAGGCAAGAGCTCGTGCAATACAGGGTAGAATGCAACAAGGTATGGTATACTTCCCGAAGGATGCTATTTGGACGGGACCTATGGTTGCAGAACTTTTGCGTTTCCCGAATGGTACCCATGATGACCAAGTCGATGCGTTAGCGTGGATAGGATTGATGATGACAGAATTTGCGACGTTTTATGAAAGACCAGAGCATATTCCGTCGTGGAGAGATAGATTAAAATATTTAACAAAAGGTGTTAGACATAAGTCTTCAATGAGTGCTTAATGGCAGAGTATAAAAATAAAAAATCAAAGAAAAAGTTAAATGAAGCTGAAGAGCTAAATTTAGCAAAACAACAGTGGGAAGCTTATACACGAGCTAGAGATAATGGTCACACTGATTATATAGAAATTGCAAAACAGTGTGATGCATTCTATCGGGGTGAACAATGGGACGCAGCAGATGTTGCAGAATTAGATGATCAAGGTAGACCAGCACTTACTATTAATACAATTTTACCAACTGTTAATACTGTTATTGGTGAGCAAAGTACTCGAAGAGCCGATATAAGATTCAAACCTAGGGGTTCTGGCATGCAAGAAACTGCCGACGTACTTACTAAAGTCTTTATGCAAATTTCTGATAATAATAAATTAGAATGGGTTGAAGCCCAAGTTTTTTCAGATGGTCTTATTCAAGACCGTGGTTGGTTTGACGTAAGATTAGATTTTTCTGATCATATTCAAGGGGAAGTTAGAATTACTTCTAAAGACCCCCTAGATATTATTATTGATCCCGATGCAAAAGAGTATGACCCAAAAACTTGGAATGAAATATTTGAAACTAAGTGGATGAGTATAGACCAAATCGAAGAACAATACGGACAAGACAAAGCAGATAAATTAAGAGTTATAGCAGAAGTTGGTTCTACTTTAGGTTCGGATTCTATTGAGTATGAAGAAGAAAGATATGGGGATACTTATAGTGGTGAGTATGCGAGCGATTACCCACACAACCCGGAAGAAGCAAGAGCTATTAGATCTATACGTGTTGTTGAAAGACAGTATTATAGATTAAAAGATTGCATGTTCTATGTTGACCCAGTAACTGGAGATGAAAGACCTGTTCCTTATGACTGGACTCAAAAGAAGAAAGAAAATTTTGCCGACCAGTTTGGGTTATATATCCACACTAAAAAAGTTAGAAAGGTTCGTTGGACGGTAACAGCTGATAGTGTAGTTTTATTTGATGATTGGTCCCCCTATAATCATTTTACCTTAGTTCCTTATTTCCCATATTTTAGAAGGGGTAAACCTTTTGGTATGGTAAGAAATTTAATTTCACCACAAGAACAACTTAATAAAATTTCATCACAAGAATTACACATAGTTAATACAACTGCAAACAGTGGTTGGATTGTAGAGTCAGGTTCTTTATCCGGTATGACAGCAGATGATTTAGAAGAACACGGAGCAGAGACCGGTTTGGTTTTAGAATATAATCGTGGTTCTACACCCCCCGGTAAAATACCACCAAACCAAATACCAACAGGTTTAGATAGAATCAGCCAAAAAGCTGCTTTAAATATTAAACAAATTAGTGGAGTTTCTGATGCTATGTTGGGCACAGACTCTCCTGAAGTTTCTGGTATAGCTATTCAAGCAAAACAGAACAGAGGTATATTGATGATTCAAGTACCTTTGGATAACTTAACTAAAACTAGAAAATATTTAGCTGAAAAAGTTTTAGATTTAGTTCAATCTTACTATACAGAAAAAAGAATCATACAAATTACTGATGAAAATGATCCCTTTAAACAAAGTCTACCTATGACTGTAAATGAGATGACTCCAGAGGGGTATATCATAAATGATTTAACAATAGGCGAATATGATGTAATTGTGGATACAGCTCCTTCAAGAGACAACTTTGATGAAATTCAATTTGCAGAAGCTATTGAACTTAGAAAAGCTGGTGTACCAATTCCAGATGATTTAATTGTTGAATACTCACATCTTTCTAAGAAAGCAGAGATTGCAAAACGAATCAGAATTATGCAAGGTATGGAACCACCTAGTCCTGAACAACAACAAGTTGCTAACTTTAAAGCACAAGCTGAAATTCAATCTATCCAACTAGAGGTAGCTAGAATGGAAGCCGAAGTAATGAGATTACAATCTGAAGCACAATTAAATGCTGCAAAAGCCCAAGAGGCTCAACAAGACCCACAGTTGAAGGTTGCAGAATTACAAAGTAAACTACAAATGAAGCAAGAAGAACTTGCCTTGCGTGAACGTTTATCAGGTATGACAAACGAGGTACGTAAACAACAAACCGAAACTGCTGCTGCATCTAAAATAGCTGCTGCGGCTATGGTAAAAAAGCCAACATCTAATTAATAGGAGGTTATAATGGCGAAAAAAGAAGAAACTAATGAAGTGAATGAGCTGGTTATGGATAGAATGCCAGGAGCAGATGCAATATCAGAAGAAGAAACAAAACCCTTTGAAGTTGATTTAAATTTTGAAGAAGAGCCTAAGGACGAGGAGCCAGAAAATGAAGAAGTCTCAGAAGAAACTAACTCTCTTGCAGAAGAAGAAGTTGTTGAAGAAGAATCTGAACAGCAAAAAGAAGAAGAAAAATCTCCAGAACCAGAAGCTTCAAGCGAAGAAGTCGTGGATGGAGAAAGCGAAGATGCTCCACAACCAGATATTCAGCCAGCTGAAGGAAGCGATGAACACATTGCCGAAGAAGTAAACCAACAAAAACCACCCATGGTGCCTAAGTCTAGATTAGATGAAGTGCTCGCAAAACAAAAAGCCCTACAAAAACAACTAGATCAATACACAAAAGCACAAGAAGAAGCCCAACAACACGCTCCAGACTATGATTTTGCTACAAAAGAAGCAGAATATCAGACATTAGTACTCGATGGCGAGGCTGAAAAGGCCGTTTTGCTTAGAAATGAGATAAGACAAGCTGAAAAAGACCAATTTATGTTCGAAGTACAGCAAAAAATGGGTCAAACGGTACAACAAAACCAGGAAATAACTGAATTACAAGCAAAAGCAGCTGAAATTCAAGCAACTTTCCCTATTTTAGATGAAAATAGTGTTGATTATGATGTAGATTTACAAAATGAAGTGCTAGCTTTACGAGATGCTTTTATTAGCCAAGGCTATGTGCCCGCAGACGCATTAACAAAAGCTACTGAATACACTTTAGCCGCAAAAAAACCAGAACTTTTACGCCCTGAGCCCTCTCCAAAAGTAAACAATGAGGATAAAAAGGTACAAGAGTTAAAACAAAAAGCAAATGTTTCTAAAAAATTAGAAGCAGCTAGTTCTCAACCACCACAGATGGCAGGAGAAAGCGCGGGCAGTAAGAATAAAAATGTAGATATACATAAATTATCTGAACAAGAGTTTGGAGCTTTACCAGAAGAGACATTAAGGAGATTACGTGGTGACTTTGGTTAATCTATAAGTTATCATATTTATAAGTTCGCACGCTAAAGCGATATTTAGCACGGGTCGTTCCGTAAAAACGCTTTCGCCCGTCATGGCGTAAATCTGGCTGAGTTCGTACTCGTTAAAATACGAAAACGTGTCCCCAACGATAAAGGGTATACGGGTAAATAGTCGGCCCAGAAAAGCGACTGGTTAGTTAATATTTTTAATTTAATTTGGAGGGCCAAAATGGCTAATACAAACTTTTCATCACTGACCAGTGAACAGCTTACTATCTGGTCTCGTGATTTTTGGCGTGTCGCTAGAAATATGTCCTTCATTAACCAATTCGCGGGTAGCGGACCTAACGCAATGGTTCAGAGAATATCTGAGCTTACTCAATCAGAAAAAGGAGCTAGAGCTGTATTAACACTTTTAGCTGACATGACTGGTGACGGTATTGTTGGGGACAACACTCTTGAAGGTAATGAAGAAACATTAAGAGCTTACGACATCGTCGTACAACTTGATCAATTAAGATTTGCGAATAGACTTGCGGGTAGATTAGCGGATCAAAAATCAGTTGTAAATTTCCGTGAGCACTCAAGAGACGCTCTTGCTTATGCAATGGCTGATAGAATAGACCAATTAGCGTTTTTAACGCTTTCTGGCATTAACTACACACTGAAAAACAGTGGTGCATTAAGACCTATCCTAACTTCTGGACAGAATCTTGGTGACCTTGCGTTTGGAAGTGACATCACAGCACCAACTTCTAACAGACATAGAAGATGGGATGCAACTTCAGGCTTAGTAGCTGGTGACGTAACTGCTGTAGCAGCTGCGGATACAGTTACTTATGAATGTATCGTTGCTCTAAAAGCTTATGCTAAAGATAACTATATCAGAGGCGTAAGAGGTGCTGGTGGAGAAGAGGTATACCACCTTTTCGTATCTCCACAAGTAATGGCTGACCTTAAACTTGACTCAGATTTTCTTGCTAACGTAAGAAACGCTGGTGTAAGAGGACCAAGTAACTCATTGTTCTCAGGTTCTTCAAGCTTAATGGTTGATGGAGTTATGATCCATGAGTTTAGACATGTATTTAATACAGCTAATGCTCTTACTGGAACATCTTCAAATGCCGGTTCTGCTGGATATAAGTGGGGCGCTGACGCTGACGTCAACGGTTCTGCTGCTTTATTCTGTGGAGCACAAGCTCTTGCTATGGCTGATATCGGATTACCTGAAATAGTTGAAGATACATTTGACTATGGTAACCAAAATGGTATTTCCATTGGTAAGATCTTTGGTCTTAAGAAGCCTAAGTTCAACAGCGACTACAACAGTGGCGTTGAAGACTTTGGTGTTATCAGACTGGATGTTGCATACTAAGTATGTATTTTTGGGTGGTTCAATTTCGAGCCACCCAACTTTTATTAGGAGAAAAAAGTGATAATAATTTCAGATATTGATAGATATATTTCAACTACATGGGGAGCTTCAATTAGATTAGAAGCTGGGGTACCAAAAAGTGTGGGAGAAGATATCGGATTGGTTTGTTTACAAGAAGGTTGTAAAAGGGTTGAAGAAGACAGCAAACCAGTTGATAATAAAATAGAGATTGAAGTCAAAGAAGAATTAATTAATTTTGAAGATATGACTAAATCAGAATTAGAAGAATATGGTAGAACTATCGGTATAGAACTCGATAGAAGAAAAAAGAAATCAGATTTAATTGAGGAATTAAACGCAGCAGGGTAGATTATGGGAACGTTAACAGGTGCAAATTTAATTGATCGTATTCAGGATACTTTACAAGACACTACAAGTGTACGTTGGCCTGAAGCAGAACTTCTTAGATATATTAATGATGCTCAAAGAGAGATTGTTAATTTTAAACCAGAAGCTTCAGCTACTCACGCAAACATAGCCTTATCTGCGGGTACAGAACAGTCTATACCCTCAGGTGGTCTCCGTCTTATTAAAGTAACTAGAAATATGTCAGGAACTGCATCCGATGCTACTGGTAAAAGAGCTATTAGAATTGTAGATATTGATATCCTTAATTCACAAGAACCAGATTGGCATGACCCAGACGCAGCTGTTGGAGATGCAGCGCATGGTACAAATGTAAAACACTATGCTTTTGATCCCGACGACCCTAAAAAGTTTTATGTATACCCCGGAGTTTCTGGAGATGCTTATTTAGAAATAGTATATTCTGGCGCCCCTACTGATTTAAGTGCTACTTCTGATACAATAAGTTTAGATGATATTTATGGTAATGCTATTATAGATTTTGTTTTGTATAAAGCTTATTTAAAAGATTCCGAATATGCTGGAAATGCACAAAGAGCTGGTACACATTATCAATTATTTACTGCAAGTATTAGTGGTGGCGGACAAGCACAAATAACTATAAATCCAAATATGGATCGTATGTCCTCTACCCCATCTTCTCAAATACCTAGGGCATAATAAATGGCAGCATTTAGTACATTAATTAAGGAAATTTTACCTTATGTACCAAACTGTCCTGATACTTTAGTTCAATCTAATTTAAGGTCAGCAGCAATAGAACTTTGTGAAAGGTCAAAAGCTTATGTGTATGACCTTGACCCTATTACTACTATAAGTGGGGTTTATGAGTATGAATTTGACCAACCAACAGGTACAGATGTACACCAAATACTTTGGATGACGTATGATGGGGAGGATTTAGACCCTATAAGTCCAAGAAGTTTAGAGTTAAATTACCCTGATTGGAGAAATAAAACAGCACTACCCCAAGTTTACTTACAAAAAAGCCCGGATCTTTTTTGGGTTGTACCAGTACCTAATGGTAATGTAACTAATGGTTTACAACTCAGTGTTGCATTAAAACCAACAAGAACTTCAAATAATATTGACACTGATTTTTCTAATGATTATAGAGATGGGATTATATATGGGACTTTATATAGGTTACTCCGTATACCCGCGAGAGACTGGACTGATTTAAGAGCGGCTGCAGATTATTTAAGTTTGTTTAATCAAGAAGTTACACAAGCTGAAAAAAGAGCTAGGTCAGGGGATCTTGGCGTAAGAAGGCTTGTTAAATATAAAGGGGTAGGACTTTCCCCGAGAAAAAGGTATAAACGTTATGGTAGAGAGATTGACTATTGATGGAATATCTTTTGAAACTGTTCCAGTAAAAGAATTAAAATATAATTTTGCCTTAATTGAAAACGATCTTTTTAAGATAAAAGAAAAAACATACGCTAATTGGTCTATTGCAGATGTGTACACTTCTTTAAAAGAAGAAGCGGCTCAGTTACATTTAATTTACACTGAAGATGTGTGTGGTGGTTTTCTTATTACCCAATTGATAAAAGATGACTTAACAGAAGAAACTAGTTTATATGTATGGGCAACTTATTCTAAATCGGAGTATAATTACAGAGAAGCTGGTTTTTTATTTTTAGACAAATTAGCAGACAAAGAAAAAGTAACTGCAATAGAATTTGAAACTAGAAGAACAGGTTGGTCTAAAGTTGCCCCGAATTATGGGTTTGACCTTGTATCATACGTTTATAGGAAAGAAATATAAATGGGAAGAAGAAAAGTAAAAAGACAAAATATTGTTAGGGAGACGGATGCTGAAAAAAAAGCTAAGCAACAAGCCCAATCTGACTTAGTTTTTGCTGAACAACTTAAAGGTTCTAGAGACGAGCTTATACAAAAGCTTACTTCTCAAGACACTGAAGCGGAAATAGGTGGCATCGCTTCTGCTGATAAAGCTATGCAAGAAACTCAAGCTGGCCTTCAAGGGTATAATGCTGCTACTAATATAGGTACTTCTGCACAACTCGCTTCCAATGCTGTTGCTACTATGACAGGCGTTAAAGATGTTTCTACTGAATTAGAAGGTGGTAGGTTAGGTGCGGCTGCAGGCATGCTTACTAAAGAAAAACAAATATCTTCTAGAGCTGGATTAGAAGCCGCAGGCCAAGAAGCAAGCCAAGATATTACTAAGTTCCAAGCGGGTGAAAAAGTAGCAAGTGCTAAAAGAAAAGCGATCGAATCCACTTTAGGTGGGGCTATTAGTGGAGCTTTGGGGACTATGCAAGCTAATATAGCTGATACAGGTAATCCCTTTTTTAGGTCAGCTGTTGTTGAAGGAGACGCAGGAAAAATAATTAATGGTACTCAGTTACAAAAAGGAGATGCTTATCAGGTTGGTATTTTTGGGGGCACAAGATTGGGTACTATTAGGCCACCACAAATAAGTAGTGATGCTACTATAACTGGGCAAGGTACTAAGGAAAAAATTGACCCGTTTAATATTGGGAGTATGAGCTAATGGCATTAGCAGACGAACTTTTATCAACCACCGCAGCAGCAGAATATGAAAAGGATATAGTTCCATTCACTAGGGTTATACAAGAACTACAACAACCGATAGATACTGTTCTTGAATCTGAGCAAGGGGCGATGGAAGCTCATATAAGAGCACAGGAGCAGACAGCTAGATTACAAAATAGATATGGTATTCAACTTACTCCTGCTGAAAGGCAGCAACAAGCAAAACTTGCTCAAATATCTGGACAATCAAATATTGGGGGCGCTA